CGCAAACGCGGTATCACAAGTGTTGTCTCCTCCTAATAAATTGGTTGTATTGTTGCCCGATGCGGTGCCAATCCAAGATATTGCTTCAGACCAGTTTGCGGTTCCTCCGTTGGTGCAAAAAATTGTGTACGAAATGTCCCAATCTCCAGCAGTCAACGATATGGATGTTGCGTCACCAAAAACCCCTGTTGCGGGGTAGTTTGCGTAAGTTGAAATATAGGATGAAACATACTCACCAACGCTTCCAGCATTTGCATTGTTGTTTGTAGTTGTGCCGACAATTCCCGCTGTGGAAGAAGGCGTAATTGTTGACGAAGCGGTAATGGTAGTGAATGCGCCTGTTGTCGCTGTTGTTGCTCCTACTGTGCCGTTGATGTTTAACGAAGCTGTCCCGCTTAACGTCCCGCCTAGCGTCAAACTGCCAGAAGTCGTAACCGTCCCTGTAAGCGTCAATCCGTTGACCGTTCCTGCGCCGCTAACGCTTGTGACCGTTCCGCCCCCAGCAGGGGTTGACCATGTACCATCCCCACGCCAGAAGGTTGAGGAACTAGCGGAAGTGCCGGAATTCAGATTCGTGACTGGCAGGTTGCCGGTGACCTGCGTCACTAGACTGACCCCGCTCAAGGTGCCGCCCAGCGTCAAACTCCCCGAGCTTGTGACCGTGCCGGTCAGGGTAATGCCGTTGACAGACCCGGTGCTGCCCACACTGGTGACCGTGCCGCTGCCTTTGCCGTTAAAGGTCGTCCAGTCCGTTGATGTCAGATAACCGCTTACAGACGTTGTGGCAGCAGGCATTGAGATTGCTGGCGTTGCGCCGCCAGAGGACACCACTGGCGAGGTTCCCGTTACGCTGGTGACAGTCCCCTGGGGGTTGGCAGCCGTTGTGATGCCGGTCACCCGCCCGTAGGTGTCAATGGTGACGACGGGGATAAGCGACACAGATCCGGTCGTCCCCGGTGTTGCAACCCCCGAGGCCAGGTCAATGACCGGCGTTGCGCCGCCGGTGCTGGTAATCCGGCCTGCGGTGCCGGAAACACTGGTCACCGTGCCGCCCGAGCCAGTTGCGGACAGAGTGCCGGTAGCAAAGGACACGCCGGTGCCGATGGTGACATTGGAGAACCCACCTGCACCGTTGCCGTACAGGATTGAGGTGCCGCTGGTCGCCGGCGCGTAATCGGTGCCGGAGGCAGCCGCGCTGATTGCGGTGCCGTTGCCCTTTAGCACCCCGGTGATGGTCGTGGAAAGCGTCAAAGCAGGAGTTGCCCCACCTGAACTGGTGCCTGCTAAACCATTGGCGCTTGCAACCGAAACAGCGGTGACGGTTCCTGTCGTTGGAGTTGACCAAGTTGGCGTTCCAGCCGTTGCGCTGGTTAAAACTTGTCCGGTTGTACCCGCAGCCGTGTACGCAAGCGCGGTTCCTGTTCCATACACCACCGCCCCCGCTGTCGGCGTTGCGGTGCTATTTGTGCCGCCGTTGGCAATCGGCAAGGTGCCAGAAACGTGCGTTGTAAGGCCGATCTTTCCCCAGCTTGGAGCAGTCGTAACGCCGCCAGAAATAAGCGCGTTGCCTGTTGCGATATCTGACAGCTTTGCAAATGTCGTTGCGCCACTTGCATAGATAATGTCACCAACGGCGTATGCAGTTAAACCAGTGCCGCCGTAACTTGCCCCAAGCGTTCCTGTCACATCGTTGACCAGACTCACCGCGCTAAAGGTTGGGTTACCCGCCGCGTTGCCGTGCAGCACCGTGGTCGTGGTGCCTTGGTTGGTCATGCTGATATTAGGCGCAGTGCCGCCGCTGGATACTATTGGCGCGGTGGCCGTTACCGTGGTAATAGCGTTGCTCAACGCGCTTATGTCTGCGGGTGGTGGCCCCAGTTGCAATTCATCCAACGTAGTAGCGTTGGACCCGCTGCCCGTCAAAACAAACAGATTCTGAAAAAACCGATACCATTCCCGCGACATGAGGCCGGTACGTTCGTCAATGAATGACACCCTTGGCGCGGGAATCTTGGTAATGTTAGCCATTTGTTGGAGTCACAAACAGTTCAGCGCCCGTGATGGCAATCTTGACTGGATCAGTCCCCGACACCTCATACACTCGGTCACGGATCTTCTCGGTCATCCCCAGTCGCCGCCAGATGGTGCGAAAGCCATACTGGCCTATGGCGCCCATCGACTTCCAATGCTCGTTCGACCAAGTATGCCCTGCGTCATCCGACCAACGCAGCATGACCTGAGGGTCACTACCTTGCCCCGAATTCAAACCTACGCCTGTTTCGCAATCTAATTGCAGGCTATGCTGGGCGGTGCGTTTCAAGTTGTTCTGCCCTGTGGGCAACGCCCGCCATGAACGCAACCAGCGTTGTATTTGACCGTCATCCGCAAACACGTTCAGATCAAAAGCGTACACCCTGCCGTCTTGATAATCACCAACTACAATCTGGTCGTTGAACGACATCTGGCAGTTGCTGCGGTGGCGGGTGAACTGCCCATTTGCAAAACCCGCACGTTCGTGCCAGATCTGCGTCGATACGTCGTACACCCAAGTAGCACCTGCGGAAGGAAAAATCAGCACATAGAACGGATGCCCGCCTTGCTGGTAGGTGTACCCAATTGCGTCTGTGATGTCGCCATAATTCTGGATGGCGAATTCAAGGGCGTTATTTGAAATCCGCGCCGGAGTGTATCCATTTATGCGGTATATAATTCCCCGCCCCCGAGCGTCCGAGCCAAGAAAAAATACGCTGTTGTCCAGCTTGGCAACCGAGTACGCGGCCTCGCAGCCCACCTCCATAAACGCGCCTTGAATCCGCGCCATCGGAAAGTCAGGCGTCCCCGCGTCGTACCAGACCTCGACACTGGTCGTGCCAAACAAAAATATCTCAAGGTGGTCTACGATTAGGGCTATTACATTGTCTGGATAACCTTCCGCGCTGGCAAAATCCAGCGGATTTATCGCGGTGCCGTCCAGTATGGAGGTAACCCAAAATTTTTGCGTGTTTGGTTCGGTAAATACAAAATAACCATCTATGTACCCAACCGACCCTGCGCCGGGAAAATCAGAATCTGTAATTGGGCCAAGCACATTGGTCGAGGTGTTGTAGATGTACCCATCTGGGTTACACGCGATGAATATCTGAGTCCCATTGTCTGCCATGCTGACAGGCCCGCTTCCCGATACCGGCCCTATTAAAGTTGCAACCCAAGCGGTGTTTAAACTGTAAAATTGGCTGCCAGATACCACATAAGCCACACCATTGGTAACCCACATTCCGCGAATAGGGCCGCTGCCAACCGTTGCCAACACCCGAAGACCGGGGCAACGCTGGAGGAATCCCGCTTCTTTGCCCCCGCTGCCCTCCGGCACAACTTCTGGAAACAAGTTGACCATGCGGTTATCTGCCGCATTGACCGACCGGGCGACATAACTGCCGCCTAGAATCGGGGTCTTCACTTAGTAATTACCTGCGTAGATGTTAAACCGCTGGCGGGTTGCCACGATGCTGTAGGGCAGGCTCATCACATCATCGGGGTTGTTGATTCGCTTGATGTTGCGCTTGGAGGACATGGCGATCCGCTGCACTTGGGGCGGCGGTTCAATGCCAAATTCAGCCGCAATCTCAGCCGCCAGGTTAAATCGAAACGCCCGCAGGTAGCCCGGTGGCACCACCAGCACCGTAGCCAAGGTGGCGGGTTCCACCAATTCGGTAACGCTGATGAAGTGCCATTCCAACGCCTTAGTCGGCACCGGATAGATGTACATGCTGATGTTTGGCATGTCCATGTTGATCCAGATGATCTGCGGGTAGGTCGAGGTAACGGTCTTCACCGCAATACCATCGTACTGCTGTTGGTTGATAATTTTGATGCCAAAACTAATGTTGTTGCTTGGGTCTCGGAAATACGTCGAGTCATCCAGCAACACCGGACGGTTGCCCACAAAATCGCCAGTGGGGCCAAGGGTTCGCGTTTTTTGACCCGCAGGCCAAGTGAACTGCTGGTCTTGCGTGGAAAATACCGACAACCGTTCTGCCGACCAACTATCCAGCATCTGGTTCATCGCGGTCAACGCATCGGCAGAAGTCTCAGCCGAAGGCACTTCACCTTCTGCTAACTGGCCGATAAGCCGCAAAGCCCCGTTGATCTGGTCGCCGGCAGTTGTGCTCACGCTGCAATCTCCTTACGAGGACGCCCTCGCGGTTTCGCCAATTCGTTGACCTCGTACTCTGGGTCGCCCAATTCGTAGCGTTCCCAACCGTTCTTTTCGTCGGAAACAGCTTCGGCTTCTGCAATAGCAACCTTAGTGCCGTGGACCGGATGACGCATGTAGATGACCATTCTATGTCCTTAAAGACCGCCCCATATCGCTATGGGGCGGATGTTGCTTAAGCTACCCGATAAACCGAGTATGCCGCCGTGCCGGTTTTGCGGAACAGGAACTGCGCCGCGCCACCAACAC